ATGCCACACGGGCGGGACAGAGCTAAACGGTTTGTAGTTATCCCGCGCCCATTGTTGGAAGACTCTTTTTTCTCCGTTTGTAAGTTTTTTGAATAATGGATTCATAGTAAAAAGGGCGGGCAGTTATTAGCCACCCGCCCCGGTTTCATTGGTTCACTCTTGGATTTGCGGCTCTTCCGCTTTTTCCTGTTCGTATTGATCGTGGGCAGTAACGTCCACCCATTTAACAGCGGCCATCCGGTCGAGTTCCGTATGGAGCTTTTGGGAACGGGTACACATTTGCTCTGGCGGCACACGTTTCAAAACTTCCGTCACAGCGTTGAACAAATTCCAAACTTTGGAGTCTGTCTCGTGGTCGTGGGTTGGTTTCGTGAACTCGTCGCAAACACTCACGATATGGCTGCCGGAAATGCAGCTTTTCCTTGCCAAGTTTACCACGGTATCGCTCAAGGCGTATTGATCAAAACTAGTGTTTTTGTAAGCCTCGATCCTCCGGTCTTGAAACTGGAACGCCTCCGACATTTTAGAAATGGCCGTGGTAATCATCCCCGGCAGCTTGGCTAGGATGTTTTTGGTGTGTCGGTGTGTTGCGGTAACCTCGCCGGAAAAGGATAGATTGTCGCAAACAAACACCTTTGCCCCGCATGCCAAACCAGCGGCAAACGACTTGTCAAAGGAATTACGAAGGCCCAGCACTCTGGAGTAGCCTTTATCATCCCCGTTGCCGTCTAGGTTTTTGCCTTCAATTTGCATTAAACCGAAGAACCTTGACCCGTCTGGAGTTATCCCGAATTGCCGGTCAACGACTGTAAACCCTTGATTTAATAGGTTTTTTTCGGTGTACCGGACGAGGAACTCGTGGTCAACGGGCTGCCAAACTGACGTTCCTTTCCGTTTTCCCGTTCGCACGGTTTCAATAGCTGGGGGAGCCGGGAAGTTGCGAATATCATCCCGGTCAATTTCCTTCGCCCCGCAATGAAGCATTAAGCCAAGGCTCATTGTGTGCCTCCTTTCCCAAACATTCCAAGCATGTTGTCACAAGCAACCCGCTGCCACACCAGTTTTGGGGGAAGCGTTCCGTTGTCCATTTTAGTCAAGACCCGCAAGGCGGTGTCAATAACTCGTTGCTCGGTGCGGTTCAAAGCCCGCCCGATCCGTTCGTCTGCCCAACGGTTGCCCGTTGTTTTTGGCCCGATTTTATGTTGTTTATTTTCCATTTGCTTAACTCCTATTATCCGCATTTATAAGCGGAACAGACGAACAGAACACCCGGCAAACTGTTGATGCAATCTTTTTTTTGTTTTTTTTATTAATAGCCACAACGGTGTATCGGTGCTTTGGTTGTTGCATGGCAGCGAAGAAGAAGCACGGAGGCCACAACAAAACGCCAAAGCTCAAGGTGGATGCGGTCGTGGCAGGGTTGAAGCAGGGCAGGGGAATCAATCAGCTTGCGGTTGACAATGACCTTGGCCGGACAACGGTTGCGTTGATTAGGGAACAAAACCGGGACGTTGTGCCAAACTGGAGACGCAACACCGCCCAAAGCATGATGGAGTTGGCCACCGATTTAGTGGATCACTTGCGGGATACATACGAAGACCTCCCACCCCATTCTAAACCGATCTTGCTGGGTATTTTATCCGACAAAATAAGAGATTTAACCAGCGAAGGGGGCCAAGTTGTGCAGCATCAGCACGTTCACATCAACCACGGCGACATTAATGCCATGATTCACGGCACGAAAGGCACGAACAAATGACACTTGCGCGAGTGTTCTTTTTTGCTTGCACATTTGCGCGGTGCGCGTGCCTAAAAAGCGTGTTTTCGCTTAATAAATGTTATATTTCGTTCGGCGGCTCTATCGTCGCGCAAGGGGCGGGGGGGGTTCCGCGCACGCGCGAGGTAAAATCCTTATAATGGATTAGGACATGGAAAATTTTTTTATAAAAAGGTAGCTAATCGGTTCAATTGGAAGTATTAACTTTCTCTGAAATGGGACGAGCAATGACGCAAGAACGGCAAATATCAGCCTTTAAAGAAGGCATCGAAGCTGTCATAGAACGGTTCTCTGCGGAATTCGATCTCACCTATTGTGAAATGATAGGAGTCTTGGAAGAGACTAAATTTTGGCTTTTACTGGAGTCCGTTGATCTCGTTTCTTTAGAGGAGGAAGAAGATGAAGAGGAAGAAGAAGAGGATGGAGACGGTGAAAGTTGGAAAGAGTAATTATGATATTTTACCAGAAGGATATTTTGAAGAAGGGTATGTGGTTTGGTTTTGGTAGCCTCATATGAAACGTAAGACGAAGCAGGAAGTTAACAAAGAGCCAAAACCCGTTTCTCTTAAAGGTGAGGAATTGTACTTGTCTCTTCAGAAACAATGGAAGAACAGTAGGTCTTTACGAAGAAGTTTCCAAAAAGGAAAAAGCTAGTTTTCCTAGCTACTTAAAACATGGCCTTTACGCCAACGGAACATCCTGTTCTAGCTATTCCCTCGCAAGAGAGAATGCTGGAATTTAAAAAGAGAGGTAAGGAAGGGCTTGACGAGTTAGTTGAGATTCTCAAAAAACGAGAAGACCTCATTCAACTTGAAAGGAACGATCCTTTTAGATATGGATACGAACCCCCAAACTGGGCAGATGCGGATGCTTTGTGGGAAGACGCTTCGGAGTTGTTGATCCAAGGTGGAAACCGAGCCGGTAAATCAGAGTTCGCAGCTAAAAAGATAGTTAAAAAACTAGCTGCAAAAAGAAACGCCAAGGTGTGGGTACTTGGCATGACCGCACAATCCTCCATCCGAGATCAGCAACCCCTAGTTTACAAATACATTCCTGAAGAGTGGAAGAATTTAAAGAAAACTAAAATTCAAAATGTAAGTTATAGCCAGAAAAACGGCTTTACTGAAAACACGTTCGTATTCCCAAACGGTTCCCAATGTTGGTTTATGAACTACTCCCAAGAGATGAGGGTTATTGAGGGGGGTGAGGTGGATTTAATATGGGCAGATGAGCTTGTCCCCCTTCAATGGATTGAAACTTTGAGGTTTAGGTTAATTACCAGAAGTGGGAAACTTCTAATTACCTTCACCCCCGTAGACGGATACACCCCTACGGTAAAAGAGTATGTTAACGGTATGAAGATACTGGAGACAAAACCAAGCCCTCTGCTTCCAGATACGGTTAACGTGCCGGGATGTAAGGTGGGACACATGCCGTATACTGCTAATGGGAGAAAAGAAAGTAGTAAAATAATTTGGTTTTTCACATCCATGAATCCGTATAATCCTATCTCGGAGATGGTGAGAACCCTGAAAGGGGAAACTTCTATCCAGATTAAACTACGGGCGTATGGCTTTGCTCAAAACCTAACTGGAAACCAATTTCCGAAATTTTGCCACATACACGTTCTAGACCCTAAAGAGATACCTGAAAACGGAACTAACTATTTTGGAGTTGATCCAGCGTGGAGTCGAAACTGGTTTATGGTTTGGATACGGGTAGATGAGAAGGGGAGGAAATACGTCTATCGAGAATGGCCTGACAGAAAAACCTATGGAGAATGGGCTATCCCCGGTGAAAAGCCAGATGGCTCGATTGGCCCTGCTCAAAATATTGGAGGAGGCCGAGGAGTTACGGAGATCAAGGAGATTATCGAAAGTGCCGAAAATGGTGAGAAAATCGAGGAACGTTACATCGACCCCCGTGCCGGAGCAACCCAAGCTGCTGGTAGGGATGGGGGAACGAGTATTATTGACTTGCTTGAAGAAGGAGAAAAGCCTATGTACTTTCTCCAAGCGGCGGGAATATCCATCGCTAACGGTTTAACCATTATGAACGATTGGTTAAACTACGACCAGAACGAAAGTATATCAGTTCTAAATGAACCGAATTTATACATTAGTTCAGATTGTGGAAACTTGATTTACTCTCTACAGGAATGGACGAACCGAGATGGAGATAAGGGGGCAACGAAAGACCCCGTTGACTCGTTACGGTATTTGGCAGTAATGGAGCCTATTCACGTAACGGCTAAAACTTTTGCCGCGTCAGAAGTACAAGGATATTAATTATGGATACAAGTGTTGATAAGTTAGTCGAGCATACAGATACCCCAGATGTTGCAGAGTTAACTAAAGAGTACGTTCGGAGCCTACACGATGGGTATTCGATGACGAAAATTTCGGAAGCTGACAATATTAGACTTACGAGGTGGGCGGGGCAGAGTGACGATGGGAAAAAGCATAGCAAAAATCTTGCGGAAGGAAGTCAAGCTTTTCCGTGGGAAGGTGCGAGTGACACTAGGATTCCTCTTGCAGATTCTATTATTAACGATTGCGTGGATGTCCTTACTACTGCGGCTAGTAGAGCTACTTTGAAAGTTGCGGCTACGGAGGTAGGAGATTTGGAGCAAGCGGCTGTTGCGAATAAGATGATGCATTGGCAACTGGATACTAAACTCTACCACACAATAAACAGAGAAGCTGAACTTCTAGCCCAACACGGACTACAGTATGGCTGGAGTGCTTTATTTGTTGGTTGGGATCAGAGAGTAGCTTTAAAACCAGTAGCAATCACTATGGAGCAGATTTTCCAGATGCTCGATCAGTTGGAACAGGACGATCCTTTACGGGATTTTCCAGAAATCATAGCTGACCCAGATAGGGAAGATGAGGCGATAGCAATTATTAAAG